TGCGATTGCGGCATGGAACCTATGAGTGACGAGGAGTGGCGTAAGTCGGCTAGCCCGGAGGATCTGTTTAAGCAGATGTCTCCCGAGCAGCAAGACAAGGCATTCGGCAAGGCCGGTGCTGACGCGCTCCGTAATGGCGCTGATATCGGTCAGGTGGTCAACGCTCGTCGCGGTATGGCTACGGCCACGAACGGCAAGAAGGTTACGACCGAGGGCACGACCAAGCGCGGTATTGGCGGTAAGGCTCTCGTTCGAAACGGGGCCGAGCTTGAGAAGCAAGCCGGTAAGAAGTACCGGCGTGTCGGTGAAGCCCGACTCATGCCCGAACAGATTTTGAAGAACGCTCACGGCGATCGTGAGTTGCAAATCAAGCTTCTCAAGAAGCATGGATACATCGTTTAGGAGCGATTCCTAGTGCCTGACAACCCCAACCCGAACGGCCCGGCTGACAGCTCGCCCAAGGACGGTGACCCTAACGAGGGCACCGGGAACGCTCCTGAGAACGGCCCTGAGGGCACGGACGGGAACGAGGGCAAGCCCAAGGATGGTGACACCGACCTTGGCGACGCCGGTAAGAAGGCTCTCAGCGAGGAGCGAGCGGCCCGTAAGGCTGCTGAGAAGGAACTTGCTGAGATCAAGGCCGAGTCCAACCGGCTACGGCGTACGAATGCTGCCACCAAGGGCACTGACCTTGAGGCCATTCGGGATGAGATCCGCGCTGAGTTCAACGCAGAACGGCTCAAGGACAAGGTTGCCCTTGCTGCTGCGGGTCGCTTGGCGGATTCGTCGGACGCTGCACGCTTTCTTGACCTTGAATCTCTCTCGGCTGACAAGCCGGAAGCGATCAAGGCTGCTCTAGACAAGCTCCTGACCGACCGCCCGTATCTCGCTGCTAAGGACGGCGAGAAGGGTTGGGGCGACGTTGGGGGCGCTCAGCGTAAGGCTGTTGAGCCTGAGCCTAAGTCTCCGCTTGACCGCCTGCGTCGCAGCTATGGCAGCAACTGAATTCAGTAGTTGCTAGCCCCGTTCAATTCACTACGAAAGGTGAGCCCCCATGGCTCTAACTCTGCCTGAGGCTGCAAAGCTCTCTGAGACCGATCTACAGCGTGGCGTCATTGAGACGTTCGTTCAGGAGTCGCCGGTTCTCGACCGCATCCCGTTCCTGACCATTCAGGGCAACTCGTATGCGTACAACGAGGAGGCGACCCTACCGGGTGTCTCGTTCCGTAACGTGAACGAGACCTACACCGAGTCGACCGGTACGGTTAACCAGAAGTCTGAAAGCCTCGTGATTCTCGGTGGCTACGCGGATGTTGACCGGTTCATCGTTCAGACTCGCGGCAACCTCAATGATCAGCGCGCTGTTCAGACGCGTATGAAGGTTAAGGCTGCGGCGTACAAGTTCCAGGATGCGTTCTTTAACGGTGACACTGCCGTTGACGCCAAGGGCTTTGACGGTCTGAAGAAGCGTCTTACCGGTTCTCAGGTGCTCTCTGCGGGCACGAACGGCATGGGTCCGGTTGCGGGTGGCCATGACTTCTTTGACGCTCTAGACGCGCTCATTGCTCAGGTTCCCGGCCTGTCTGCCGGTAATGGCGCCCTGTACGCCAACCGTGCGGTTATCGCCAAGGTCAAGAGTTCTGCTCGGCGCCTTGGTGGTGTGGACATGGTCAAGGAAGCCCTAACCGGCAAGATCGTGGCCACGTACAACGGCATTCCGCTTCTCGACCCGGGCCAGACTGCGGCCGGTGCGGACATCCTTCCGCAGACCGAGACTCAGGGCACGTCTAACGCTGCGTCCTCGGTCTACGCGGTCAAGTTCGGTGCGGACGAGGGCGACCGTGGTGTTACCGGTCTGACCAACGGTGGCGTTCAGGTTCAGGACATGGGTCTACTGACCTCGGCTCCTGTTTACCGTACGTTCCTTGAGTTCTACACCGGTCTTGCCCTCTTCGGTGGCAAGGCTGCCGGTCGTCTGACTGGCGTTATCGCCGCGTAAGGAGTAGGGGTTGCCACCGCGTAAGAAGGTTGCGACCGCTACCCCCTCGTGTCCGGATTCCTGCGGTTCCTCGTCTCGGGTTGAGAGCTACAACGCTTCTCGCCCGGACGGGGAACCGGTTCAGGTGGTCCGGTGCATTGAGTGCGGTGCTCAGTCGGTCGATAGCACTTCCTGAATTCAGGAGTTGGTCTAGTGCCGGGTCTACCACCCCTTGCAACTATTGATGAGCTAGCGACTTGGATGCAGGTGGACCCGGCTTCACTTCCGGTGTCTGCGTCGCTAGCGCTTGACACTGCATCTGCGATTATCCGGGCTGAGGCTCGGCAGCATTTCACGCGCCGTTCAACCACGGTGACGCTCTATCCCGAGTCGGTCACGTCGTGGGGGAGCGTGGCTCACGTTCGTACGTGGGTTGTTCTCCCTCAGCGTCCAGTCATTGAGGTTGCGTCCGTCCTTGACGACGAGGGGGCGCCGGTTGCGTACAAGCTAGTGCGCGACACGTTGACCCTTGAGCGGCCCTGTGAGGCTGTCTCCGTGACGTACACGCACGGGTACGCGGAAGTGCCCGGGGACGTTAAGGCGGTCGCTCTAAGCGCTGCCTCACGCGTTCTGAACAACCCTGCCGACATTCGCCAAGAGGCGGTAGGCAGTCTGTCTGTCACGTATGCCGCTGAGACCATCGGCGCATCTCTTGCCCCTGCGGACAAGGATCTACTTGCCCGCTACCGGCGCCGCGCGTCCACTGTGAGGCTCGGATGAGTCTCCTAACGGCCGATGCGGCAACGGTTGTCCGGGCCCCGTACAAGACAGACAAGTACGGGAACACGTCGACTGAGCGCGATTGGTCTAAGGCCGTTCGGTCCCCGTTGGCCGGTGTGAGTTTCCAGCCGGATTCAAGCACTGAGCCAACGGGGGACCGGCCCTTTGTGGTCACTGGTTATCGACTGATCACGCATCGGGGCATGGATGCTGACATTCTCCCGACCGACCGGGTTGAGGCGTACGGCATGACCCTTGAGGTTGATGGGGAGGTTGCTCGGTTCCGTCTTGGTGGTCGTGTCCATCACGTTGAGGTACGGCTTAAGAGGGTGACACCGTGAGCAACGTTCGCATCACGTACAACTTTGATTTCATCCGCTCTCTCCCCAAGAACGTCAAGGCCGGGCATGTGGTTTTGGCTGAGGCTAACCGCATGAAAAGCGGAGTTGAGGGGGAGGGAGTTGAGGCCAGGATTGACTATCAGGCTGACGGTTCCCGCTTCCGTGCCGCAGTGATTGCCGGTTACGAGGAGACGGCTACCGCTGAGAACACCCGTAAGGCTCTCCTGAGGAATCTAGGGGGCTCGGGTGGGTAAGCCGGTGGTGTTCTTCCCGGACGCCGTTCTAGTGGCTATTCAGTACCTCAGGGGCGCGCTTGGTGTCCCTGCCTATTCGCAGGTGCCTGAGGTTCTTCCCGCTGAGTTCATTCGGGTTGAGCGCTTGGGTGGCATGCGAAACACGCTCGTTACGGACCGACCCCGTATCGACATTGAGTGTTGGTCGGATAGCGAGGAAGACGCGGAAGCGTTGATGAGTCGGGCTCGCGCTTACGCGCTCGCTATGGCCGGTAAGCGTGGCGACACCACGGTTTACAACGTGGCTGAGGTCACCGGCCCTCAGTACCTCCCGCATGCGGAATCGGGCAAGGCCCGTTACGTGTTCGCGGTCGAGTTTTCAACCCGTGCCCTTGCAATGTGACCCTGCGTATACCGCCGGCACGGGATTTCATATACGCACAGTGACGAAAGGCTGAACCGTGGCAGGTGACATCGCCAACCCCCGCCTATGGGAAGGTGCGGACCTTTGGACCGCTCCTGTAGGTACCGCGCTTCCGACGACTCTCGACGTTGCTATGTCGACCGTTCCGGATTGGAAGGCCGTTGGTCTTCTTTCTGAGGACGGCGCGAGTGAGGCTCGGGACGAGGATTCGAGCGACTTCTATGCGTGGGGCGGCAAGCTCATTCGCACGCAGCGAAGCAAGCACAAGCGGACCATTTCCGTTACGTGCCTTGAGGACAACCTAGTCGTCTTCGGGCTCGTCAACCCGGGTTCCACCGTGTCGACTACGGCCGGTGTTAACACCCGCACCATCAAGATTCCAAAGAGCGAGAAGCGCTCGTTCACCCTTGAGCTAGTCGACGGCGACGTTAAGAAGCGTCGACACATTCCCACGGGTGAGATCACGGAGGTTGGTGAGGTCACGCTCTCTGAGTCTGACCTGAGCGCGTATGAGCTAACCATCACCATTTACCCGTCTGTTGACGACGTGCTTTACGTCGACTACGACAACGACCCTCAGGGCGCTGTGCCGGAAGCTGGCTAAGCACTTCCTGAATTCAGTACCTGATACCCCAACACCCCAAGATTAGGAGCGTTCCCGTGCCCACGAAGAACGACGTTACCGGCAAGGCCCATGCTGTTGAGTTCAACGGCGACACGTTCGAGGTTCCGCCCGCTGAGGAATGGGACATCGACGTTCTAGAGGCCATTGACGAGAACAAGCTAACCCACGCTCTCAAGGCGCTGCTTGGTGAAGACCAGTATGCAACCTTCCGAGTGACCAACAAGAAGGTCAAGGATCTTGGCGCGTTCTTCGAGGTTGCCGGTAAGTCGGTGAGTGCGGGAAACTCCTAACCCTTCTCGCGTTCCTTCGGGAACACGGGGACGCTGTTGAGGCTGATCTAGCCTTTCGGGGTATTGACCTACTCGACATGTGGCGGGGGACTCTGAGCCCCCGCCGTGTGGACGTTCTCATTCGCGGGCTTCCGCCCGATTCTGCGACTCGCCAAGCGATGAACGGTGAGCCGCTTTGGTCTCGTACTGATTTTATCCTCGCTGACCTTGTGGACTCTACGAACGCTGTTCAGTGGACGATTGCGAACAAGGATCTAGAGCGGCGTAACCGGCAGGCAACACCTGACCCGTACCCGCGACCGGGGTTGACCAAGTCGACCAAGAAGGAAATCACAGCGGCTGATCTGCTCGCGTTCCGCGAACGTACGAAGGGGGCTTAATGCCTGCGCCGGAAATCGCAGTTGCGTATGTCTCCATTGTTCCGGAGATTCAGGGTTTCGCTCGTGATCTGCGCGCACAGATCGTTGGTCCGGCGGCTGACGCCGGTGACCAAGCGGGCGAGGCCGCCGGTGGTGGGCTTAAGGACAAGCTCAAGGCGGGTGCTGCGGCGGCGGGTATTGCTGCCGGTGCGGTGCTCGCCAAGGGTATTGCTGACGCCATCGAACAGGCGGACATCACTAAGAAGCTACAGGCTCAGCTAGGTGCTTCTGGTAAGGACGCTAAGCGTTACGGCGACGTGGCTGGAAAGCTGTACGCCAAGGGTGTTACTGAGAACTTTGAGCAGGGTGCTGAGGCTATCCGCTCTGTGGTTAACGGTGGCCTTGTCAAGCCGGACGCTACGAACAAGCAACTTGAGTCCATCGCAACCAAGATGAGCGATGTTGCTACCACGTTCGGTACCGATATGGGCATGCAGACTCAGGCAGTCAGCGCGCTTATGAAGAACGGTCTAGCGAAGAACGCCAACGAGGCGCTTGACGTGATTACGACCGGAATGCAGAAGCTAGGCCCGAACGCAGACGACTTGCTTGAGACGTTCCAGGAATACCCGGTACAGCTCAAGAAGCTTGGTCTAGATTCCAAGACGGCTATGGGTCTCTTCTCTCAGGGTCTCAAGGGTGGTGCCCGTGATACGGACATCATCGCTGACGCCATG